ACTCTTCTAAATTTCATTCCCACCGCAATTTTGAAAAACATATCTTTAACTTGCTTGTGAATCCATATGCGGTGCTTCTTATAATCACTGCCCATAACTACCCAGGCATGTCCCACACCACTCCATATAGGAAGAATGCCAGCGCAGCCGATGATCTTCTCTGCCGTGAAGCCTGTGAAGCTGCAACCTTTATGATTGTCTTTAATAAGTCTGTCCAACTCCTTATCAACAATCTTGAAAGTCTCTTGTTCACGTTGGCGCATCAACAACGCATCCATGTGCCAAGGCTCGTACTTTTGTATCCAGCGTTTAGGTGAACTGCTCACCAGTATTAATATCTCCGCCAATAGCTACGACATGCATATCGAGTGGCTGTTCCTGTTTAATCTCGATAAAGCCGTCTTTGTCGTACCCTAAATTCATTACTTTCTTATCACCCGTAAACAATGCCGGAGGAGAGTTCATCAAATCTGCTGATGTACGAAACGGCATTTGATCTCCGTTGATATTAATTCCAAGCGTATTAACTAATCTTACAAAAATATGATTCCATCTTTTCGGTTTGCCTTGTGTAATTCCCTGTGGCGATCCAAACTCTGGGCGTGAAGGTTTAATCGTCGTCGTATAACCTAATCCAATATAGGCTTCTGAAACTTCTGTCGCTGTTGTCACTTCACCATTCGTTACCGTGGCGCTTGGAAATACTGCTCCATCACCTACGATCTGGACAGTGGCTCCTTCCAGGTGACTTAATCCTGTGATCGTTGTAACGCCCTTGCGAACTTTTCCAGCCGAATCGTAAGCGGTAAAACTTGTGCCATTGATATCTGCGCCAGTAGTTTGGTTTGTTAGTTCAAATGTATTCGTTGTTTGATCTGCAACTTTGTAGCGATTGCCATTCACTTCGGTCATGCCAACCACATCTTTAATATCTACTAAATCACCATTTGAAAATCCATGTGATGCTGCTGTAACTACGACAGGATTTGCTGCCGTGATTCCGGTAATCGTAACTGGAGTATCTAGCGTCAATCCACTATCGACAAAAATATCTGGGTTGAGATATTCAACAAATCTTTTTGTGATTCCATTGACTCGTCGTTTGACCGTAACCCAAAGTTCATCACGCAATGTATCGGAACTTGGTATGACAGCAACTGATTCAACTAATGTTAACTCGCCACCTACTGGATGCCTATGCCATGCCACGACATTCTGATCTCTTAAATAAGTACAGCCAATCAATGCACCATCTTCAGTAACCGCCCAGACAATCGCATCTTCTTCCTGCTGGTATGCCATGTCAGTAATGCCAGATGCTGTGACATGCTCTGCCAACAAGGTAATGTCAGGCGCTAAATAACCATCGACATCAAAGTTGAAAACCAGCTCACGAACTTTTCTTCCAGCCCGTTGATTAAATAAAAGTAAATTACCAACATTAAGTGGCGTTACCTTGTTACTGCCAAAACTTGCTTGGCGTACTGCTTTAATATTTGTTGGAGTAATATTGTCATCGATGCCGCCAGAAATAGTGAACTCTCCGCCCAATGTTCCGCAAAGCATATCCGTTGATTCTGCCAGCCACTGAATAGCGTTCACTTCATTTGCCACCAGGGTAAATTCCACGCTGTCGGTATCTGTGGCAGATCCCTGATGCATGTTCTCAAACTCGGCTACCGTGCTTCCCCAAATCTTTTGTGGGTCATCATTACTGCCACCCCAGTACAAACGCTGATTATAAAATGTTACAGCGCCTGGATTCTTGTCATTGCCATCCGTTCCTGTTCCGGCAGATCCCGCACACAACGTCGATGGAAATGTTGAGCCTGTAAAACTAATTGTCGTTAACGTCCAGGCAGTGTCTGATGTGCGCGTTAGCTTTCTGGGCGCTCTTCCTTTATGAGCCAAATATAATGTATCTGCACTCTGGGCATACTGGATATCAAATAAATCTGCGGTTGTATAAGTTGTCGTAATCTCTACAGGCTTGCCATTGTTTGTAATTTGTCCGTTATCTTTGTAGACGCGAATATATAAATTACCAAACTCCAGCATATAAGGTTGCGTGACACTGAACTCAAATGGAATCAATCTTACCTTCGCACTTTGAGTGCCAGCTTTACATGTCACCGTATCTAATGTATGCGTTGCCCCTGTCGTATGTTTAAATCCTATAAAAGCAGCCGTGGTGATTGCGGTAAACTCAATCGTATGTGTTCCCGCCGCCATACTTGTTGAAGCATAAATCTGCTCACCACCAGTTGCCGTTCCGACCTGGACACTTATTGCGCCCGTGCCAATCGTAAATGTCAGGATATATCGTTGCCCCTTAACCACGGTGATGCTTTGTTCTGTCCAGCCATAGTTGCTGGTATCTACCGAAACAATGTTCATCAGGTTAGTTGAATGAGCAATCGACGATCCACTGCCAACCGATTTATCTGTCCACCCTGTAATATTGCTGTCAAAAGTTCCATTCGTCACCAACTCAGAGCCGGTAGTTGCAGCCTTTACATCAGCAACGTAATTCAAACCACCTCTGCGTTTGATTCCGCCGTGAGGCAAAACAACTCCATTTTCTAAAGTGGCAAGCGAGTCTTTATACTTTGCCAGATCAACTCTGCCGGATAATCGTTCAGTGACCTCCCCCGTAGTGAAGGTCGAATACATTGCATGAGCCTTTGCCATCTATGTAACACTCCCTGCTCGTGCATCCATGATCGACTGTGCATCAAGATTCGCTGGCGTTCCCTCCTGAGAATCAATCGTTCTTGCTTCCTTGACTTTCTTGTCGTAGCCTGTCCACATAGCTGTCGCAACCGTATTACTTCCAGAAATTGGCAATGCCAACTCAGCGGCAATCCTTGCGGTATAAGCTGAAATAAATAATGAATCAAATTCGTTAGGATCTGTCACCCGTTTTAAAAAGATCAGATTGACAGAGCTAACATCTGTCATTAAACGTCTGCCTTCAATCGTGTGATCAATCCTTGTGTCGCCAGACAGTACATCCACAACCCGCAAACAATCCGCTGGCAGTTGGTGATAATACGCCCACCCGAATGCTGGCGTTTCTGTCAACGCTGCTAAGACTTGGCGTGATTTACAGCAATTCCATACTGCTGCTCTTGTTACTTCGTCACGCATTTCTTCATAAATAGCGTTCACTAAACGAGCGCGTTCCGTATCATCGCCAAACGATGTAATAGGATCGTCACCCAGTAAGCGTAATGCGTTAGATGAAATTTCTACAAAACTAGCCATTTAAATTCCTTGAAAGAAAGGGAGCAGCCTTTTGGACTGCCCCCGATCAGTTAGTTGACGATATACTCAACCACCATCGTTATATCACCAGCAGCAGCGGTAGCCGCAACGGTTTCGATGGTCAACGCTATGCGAAGCATTCTGCCAGGATCAGAAGTCAATCCGGCATCTTCCCACATAAAGTTGCCAACGGTTTCAATACCGAGGGTTTCGTAACGAAATTCCGTTCCAGCCGTTACAGCGGCTTGAAGAACGGTACTCACTGTTCCGTAACAGTCACGGTCAATCACACCTTCAGCGGCATATGCAGTCGCACTGCCATCGGTGTCATTAAACTTGACGTTACCGTTATAGATTCCAACATCAGTAACCAATGCCGGAGATCCATTAGAATCCAAGTCATCGTTGTACAACTTGATAGACTTGATTTTTGCATTCGACGGAATTTCCGCCATCATTAGAATATCGTCGTCGTCGATATCCCCCGTACCAGCAGCAATCGTGTCAGACCACACACGAATCTTGCCGGTAGCACTACCAGGACTCACCATCACTTGAGGGGTTGCCTCAAGATTGGTAAGTTCAGTTGAATAAGCTGTTCCCATGATTAATACTCCTATTAAAAAATAAAATTAAGATTCAGTTAGCCTTACTTACGCAGACTCATCACAATCGATTTGAACTACTTTCTCATCCTCGATGCGTGTTGCGCCCAAAGAGCATTCAACAAAACATTGAGTAGAGTAGTTCTTATCACTGCGCTCACTGATCCGAATATTCGGAGTACCGTTCATAGCAAGGCCGATTCCTGACTTAGCCCATGCAAAACAACTTCTAATGTTGCCCGATTTTGCAAGGCGTGTAGATATGATGAATTTGAAACCAACCCATGTGTCGATTTCTCCGTTTACCAAGGCACGGACTGAATTATAGTCAATGCTGGTATTCGTGGTTACGTTCAATAATGCATCCAACTGGTCAGGCCCAATCACGATATACATTGGCTCTTCGCCAGGGTCTACATCGTTATTTAAAAGGGTCTTCTTAGCTGTGAGCAATTTTGCTAATGTTAAATCTGCTGATCCATGTGCAATTTGCTGTCCTGACGGCAAACTTACCGTAGACGCAGAATCAGAGGAATTGATTGAATAGGCATTACCCAAAGCAGCGGCGATAATTGCATCATCTTTTTGCCTGTTCATTGCAGCCACCAACTGCTTCATGGTTGGCGACGTTGGATCTTTTGCCATCTTCACACGGTCAGGATTGTCGATCAGATCAACCGCCCTGTAAGTGTTAAATGTAACTCTCCTACGACTGAAAGGTACTTCCGTTAACGGAGTATCTTCGTGACGACTGACAGCTTGAACCATACTT